TCAAACAAATTAGAGCCCGGACGCATCAGCCGATACAAATTCAACTTGGTATAAATGATCTCTAAACATCGTTTCATATTACGCACTCCATCCTCCTTCATACAATAATTATCAATAATGTAATGAAGTGTGTTATCTGGAATAACAATATCCTCCGCTGAAAACTTTACCTGTTCTCTGATCTTTGGCAACAAATAGCTATTGGAAATATTCGTCTTTTGCTTCTGATTGTAACCAGATGTCTTAATTCGATACATTCTATCCTTCAAAATCGGATTGACCTTGCTCTCATCATTGTAACTAAATATAAACAGACACTTACTTAAATCAAAATCTATCTCCGCAAAATACTTGTCATGAAATTGTGTGTTTTGAGACGTATCTGTCAAATGAGTTAGAATACCAGCGATTTCCTCACCCTTTGGCGTCTCACTAATCTTATCCAGCTCGTCGAAATAGATGACCGGGTTCATACACTTACTATCAATCAGAATTTGAACGATTTTGCCCCACATTGAGCCTTCATATGTGTAGCCGTGTCCTTCTAAGAAACTGCTGTCGGTTGCTCCACCGAGCGCAATGAATGCGAATGGTCTGTTTAAAATCTTGCTAATTCCTTCCTTGACAAGACTGGTTTTACCGGTGCCGGGAGGACCATGAATAGCAATTGCTGTGCCAATTGATTTGGGATTGGTAATAAGTTGTCCAAGCATCTGCATGATTTGCATCTTGGCATCATTGAGCCCGTAAACCGCGCTATCCAACGTCTTCTGCGCTTCGGCCATAAATTCGTGGCACTTGTCGACACCGTCTTCAATTTGAATAGGCAAGTCTTGGGTTTTTCCGAATGGGATGCGCATAAATGTGTCGACCCAGTTCTTAATTTTGTAGTATTCGCCGCTGCCTGGCTCCATATGTCTTAGAGATCCAATCTTCTTCATTGCGGCGCCCTTGAAATTGACAGGAATGTCCGATTCCAGAAGAGTAAGACGATAAGGCTTCTCAATTCGCGTTACCTTATTGATTTCACGTAGCTCTTTGATTATTTTCTTTTGACTTTCAATGTCCATCTTCTCAAAGAAATCAAAGTCATTCATTGTATTCTTGTCGCGCAAAATGCGTCTGAAAATGCGGTCGTTTCTGGCCTTTTCTTTCTTTAACTTCTTTAGTTCTTTCTTCTTATTAACAATGATCTTTTGATTACACAATTTGATACAGTCATTCACAAGCTCGGGACTTTCGCCCTTTTCTTGTAAAGTCTTCAACACTTTTAGTAAATCACTGTCTTCCTTTGAATTATTACTATGCTTACCAGTTACCTTTTCATTGGTAACTAGCTTGACATTTTCTTCAGTTGACTTTACCTTACTTCCCTTTTTCTTCTGAATTGGTTTTTCTAAGCTTGCGACTGTTGCTTCTTCATCTTCTTCGTCTTCATCAGTGTCCTCATCTGAACTAATCGGATCATCTTCATTTTCAGTAGGAGCGTCACTGTCATCATCTTCATCATCGTCTTCATCATCAAAATATGCTTCATATTCGTCTTCTAATTCATCTTCCTTGTTTATTTTATTGGCGTCAATTGATAATATGATATTGAAATTGCTTGATTGTTTCTTACCTTTGCCCTTTTTCTTTTGGACAACTTCTTCTTCCTCTTCTTCGTCAGAAATCGTCTCGTCGTCATCATCTTCGTCGGAAATCGTCTCATAATCGTCTTCATCTGTCTCTTCACTTAATTCTTCATCTTCTTCTGATTCAGTCTCGTAAACCTTGCGTCTTAACCTACGCGATTTACTCTTCTTCTTCAAAGGCACATAATCTGAATCACTTTCTTCTTCAGACTCATCATCCTCACTTTCTTCCATCTTTTTAATATCCTTCTTAAACGCCTTCTTCAGTTTTTCACCAGCCTTTACCTTATCATTAATGTGTTTAGACGGAAACATCTTAGACAAGAATTTTCGGTATTCATGCTGGTCGATTTCGTCATCATCTTCTTCTGTTTCATCACTATTGTAATCGCTGCTATTGTCGGATGAATCGTCTTCAATCTGCTTTCGACGTCTGTCATCTGACTTCTTAGCCTTTTTATCATTCTTTTTATTATTCTTGGTATTGTTCATCTTAGTTTGGTCTCTTGGCATTTTATAAATAGGTGTGGGTTTGTAATAATATATAAATTCGTTTTATATCTTATTTTTAAATCAATTTTTTTCCTTACAAAACTATGTTATAAATAAAAATAAATAAATAAAAATAAATAAAAACAATATAAAAACACTTTTTTTGAAAAGAATTAAAATAAAATTGATTTGAAACAATCTAAATATTATTTATAGTATTATAATAAGAATGTCGCAAAGTTCCAGAAACATGAAAAATACCAATTGCTCCAAGATTATCGGCATCCAGTTTAGTATATTATCGCCCGAAGAAATTCGGAAAGGCTCTGTAGCTGAAATTACAAGTCGCGATACGTATATTAATAATAAGCCAGTAATCAATGGACTATTTGACCCCAGGATGGGGGTTTTAGAACCCGGTTTAATCTGCCCTACAGATGGTTTAGATTATATGCAGACCCCGGGTTACTTTGGACATATTGAAATGGCGCGTCCCGTCTTTTACATTCAATACTTGTCTACTATTCAGAAAATTCTCCGATGCGTTTGCTTCAAGTGTAGTAAACTATTGGTGTCAAAAGAAAAATACAAGCAGGCCTTGAAAATGCAATCTCAGGCCAGATGGAAGTATGTGTTTGAATTAAACAAGGACATTAAGCGTTGTGGAGAAGATACTGAAGACGGTTGCGGGTGCCTTCAACCGAAGAAAATTAGAAAAGAAGGATTTGCTTCTTTGTTTGCGGAATGGACGAATAACAGTGAAGAGGGTGACGAGAATATTGTCATTCCGATGACGCCTGAATTGGTCCTCAAGATATTTAAGCGCATCTCAGACGAGGACGTTACCTTTATGGGATTTAGTCCTTTGTGGTCGCGTCCGGATTGGATGATTTGCCAGGTTTTAGCAGTGCCTCCGCCTGCCGTAAGACCATCTGTGAAGCACGACGCGCAGCAGCGTTCTGAAGACGATTTAAGTCATATTCTTGTTAATATTATTAAAACGAATAAGACGCTTCAGGACAAGATACAGAATAATGCGCCGGAAAATGTTGTCAATGATTGGACGACTGTGTTACAGTATCATGTTGCCAGTCAGGTTGATAATAAGTTGCCCGGGTCTAATCCGGTTGCTCAGCGTTCGGGTCGCCCATTCAAGTCGATTAAAGACCGATTGAATGGAAAGGGCGGCAGAATGAGGGGCAATTTGATGGCCAAACGTGTTGATTTTAGTGCGCGTTCGGTCATTACTGCGGACCCGAATATTTCGATTAGAGAGCTTGGAATTCCTATGAAAATAGCGAAAAATATTACCAAGCCTGTAAGGGTAAATCGTGTGAACAAAGCGTTCTTGACAAAATTGGTGCAGAACGGACCCGATGTGTGGCCCGGTGCTAAGATTTTGGAGAAGAAGAATGGCGAATCTGTAACACTGAAATACCTTGATAGGAAGTCGATTGTCTTGGAAGAAGGCGACACTGTTCATCGTCATATGATGGACGGCGATGCCATCCTATTTAACAGACAACCTACTTTACACAGAATGAGTATGATGTGTCATATTGCGCGCATTATGAAGCGCGGAGATACGTTCAGGATGAACGTTGCCGATAGACTTTGTGTCGGCAAAAGGGGGCGTTAAAAGCGTTCTACCCCCTAGTCATTTTACATTTCTTAAAAAATATGTAAATGGCAACATAAACAAATTGCCTGGAAGTTCCTTAGAGCCTTCACTACCACCTTATTATGGAAACATTTTAAGGGACCACGATTAATAGTCGTAACCAATGGTAAAAAAGTGAATGGATTGGATAATCAGCAGCCAAGCCCCTAAACTCGTTATGGTAAGAGCATGGGGAAGGTTCAGAGAGTAGACGTTTGTGGGTATCAAATGATGGTTTAACCAACCGGATGATGCTTAAGGTGTATTCCACCCTTACCATAAATGGTAAGGAATTATTAAGGTCGACAAAGCCTTACAATGCAGATTTTGACGGGGATAAAATTTCATCTTGTCCCCAACAGGCGACCGCTTATTAAGTTGTAGATAATACTTAATAAGGAAAACGTTGTAATATCTACTGGTTCATTGAATGAACCAATATAATCGTCTAGTCATTTAAATATAAAATAATATAATATAAATATTTCTTGATTAAATATAATAATGGATAGTTTACTAGAAAAAGAAGAAGCGCATAAAATTATTGGCGAAGTATATAAAATAACAAATTTAATAACAAATAAAATGTATATTGGACAAACTAGAAGTCATTACTTGAATAAAGGAAAATATAGGCCATTTGGACATATGGGCAGATTTAATAGTCACAAAAGCGAATCAAAATATATTGATAAACATTATGCTTGTAGATATTTAAATAGTGCTTTTAATAAATATGGGGTACAGAATTTTAAATGTGAACTAATTATTAATTGTGACATAGCTGATTTAGATTACTATGAAATTAAATATATTAGTGAGCTAGATACAAAATACCCAAATGGATATAATTTGACAAATGGGGGTCAAAAATGTGGTTTTGAAAAGGGGAAAAAAGTTGTATTAGAAGAAGAAATAAAACCATCATTTGAAAAAATAATAAATAATGATAATTTAAAACGCAGTGAAAAAACTAAACAACTAAT